AAGCCGTAAGTGGTGCCGGCGGACCCAAGCGCCTTACTGGTCACCAGCACTGTGGCGGTAGGTGGCGTGTTCACGCCGACGGTGCCCGCCACACTCAAATTGCGGCCCAGGAACAGGTCGCGCGGCCTGGTTGCGCCGCTCGCGCCGATGTCCAAAGTGTTGTCGGTGACCGCCACGAAATGCCCGGCGGTTGTCACTTGCCAGCGGTCCACGTTGTTGGAAAACAGCGTCAGGGTGGTCGCGGAGTATGTCCCGACACGTAGATTCCCTGCACCGCCGCCGATGTTGTATGAATCGATGGTGAGTGACGGCCCGACCAGCACCGACATCGCCACGTACACGCTGCGAGGTCGGCTCGCGCCACTCAGCCCGATGTCGTAGGTGGCGTCAGCAGTCGCGATGAAGTGACCCTGGTTATTGATCTGCCACTGCCAATTGCCCGCTGCACCAAGGTTCAGCGTGGCTGGGCCGACGATACTGGGCGTGACGATACCGTTCGTTCCGACGGTCAACTGATTGGCGATGAACGCGTTGCGTGGACGGTTCGCGCCGCTGGCGCCAATGTCATAGAGGTTGTCCGCAAACGCGGTCAGGTGTCCGGTGGTGCCGATATTCCAGCGGCTGGTGCCCGCTGTAGCCAGGTTCAGCCCCGACGTGCCACTCAAAGAGAAGGTCGAACTGCCCAGGAGCAGCGAGCCGTTGAGCGTGGCGATCTGCGCGCCGGTCCCGACAACAGCACTGGTAGCCAGATACGCCGTGCGCGGGCGCGTAGCCCCGCTCAGGCCAATGTCGTAGGCGTTGTCGGAGACTGCCGTGAAGTTGCCAGCACTATCAATCGTCCAGCGGTTGCTTCCACCAGCACCTAACCGCAGCGGCTGCCCGGAACCTGCGCGGATCGTTAGGTCGTACGCCGCCGCAATCGTGTCAGGCAGCACGTTGAGTTCGCCACTCCCGCCGATGCGGATATTGGAGTAGACGTAGACCTGGTACGGACGGAAGTCGCTCGTAGAGCCGATGTTCCAACTTGCATCGGGGCTGAAGGTCAGGTCTTGCGTCAAGGGCAACTGGATGCCGGCCCCGCTCGGCGTGCCCCAGGCGTAGTCATAGTCCGCGTTGGACGCCTTAATCAGGTACTGATTGGTGAGCCCGCCGGTGGGAATACCGGCGCCCATCGGCCCTGTTGGACCCGTGGGACCAGGTACACCCTGGGGGCCGGGCGAGCCATTGATGCCGGCTGGCCCTTGAGGCCCGGTCGCGCCTGTCGCGCCGGCGGGACCCATCGGACCAGCGATGCCTGGTTGCCCATCGATGCCGGCTGGGCCCATCGGCCCAATCGGACCCGCTGGCCCCGGCGGCCCCGGCGGACCCTGCGCCCAGGTCGGCGGCAGCGGCTCCCCACCGACAGGGTTCCAGTTGACGCGCGGCTCAGTATTGACGACGTCGGTCATAGCGGCAGGCTGACCACCTCACTGAAGCCGATGCGGTTGGTGGGAGCTGGACCATAGATCAGCGACTGACGCGTGAACTCGCGCGCGGCCATTTCCTGCGTCGCCTGCAGGTTGCCTGCGGCGGCCGCATACATGTGTGAGGGGAAGAGGTGCCAGGCTTCGATGTGGCCTGCGCTGGCGGCGTAGTCCAGGTCGACGTCCAGTTGATCGTTGTCGTCGACGGGACCGCTGAGGCTTTCAGTGCCATTGACCCAGGTCCACGCCGGCCGCAGCGCGGTAGCCCACACATTTGCGGGCGCAGTGCTGCCGCTGGTGCCGCGCAGCATGACGTGGCCCTGCTGCATGGTGGCTTCGAACGGCGCGTCGGCGTACGGCTTGTACCAGCCGTATTGCACGCGGGTGACCTGGCTCGGGTTGGTGATCCAGGGGTACTGATACGTCAGGTCGATATCGCCGTAGCCGCTGGTGATCAGCGCCGGCAGGGTGTCTTCCGAAAAGCAGCGTCGCAAGCCGGCCAGGACGGCCTGGCGCAGCTCCTGGTCTGGATGGAGGTGGGTGAAGTCGGCCAGCTCGCTGGGGTCCATGGCGCGGTACCAGTTGCGGTCGATGACCACGCGCCCCGCGCTGGCGTCAAAGCTCTGCACCATGCGCGTGCGGTCCTGCGGGTTGTATGCAGCAACAGGGCTCCCGTCGGACAGCACGCCACGGCGCAGCAGCCACAGGTTCTCCGGACCGCCCAGCACCGCGGACGAGCGCAGCCCAGGCATATACGCCGAGCCCGTCGTCGACGTGGTCGGCACCGAAGAATCCTGCGCAGCCTGAAAGAACGGCCCCGTACGCCGCGCGACTTCCTGCTCGAGGTGCGCCAGTGTGATCACGCTTATGCGGTCCTGAAGGTTGCGTCCGGAGTGGAAGTCGTGAAGCCGCCGGAGGTGACATTGATGCGGTAGTGGTAGGGCGTGCCGGTGGTGAGGCCCGTCAAACTGGCGACAATCGCGCCGCTACCTGCTGGCGGTGTGGCGGCCTGCGTCGATCCGTAGGCGGTCGTCGTGCCGTAGTCCACCGACATGCCCGTGCAGGCCTGGTCCACGATCCAGTTGACCGTGGCCAGCGTGGCGGCGATGCCCGAGACGCCCGTGCCGCGAATGCGCGCGCCGCGGTATGAGGCCTTGCCGTCATTGATCAGTCTGGCCACGAACGCCTCGTCGGTGAAGGCGCCGACGTGGCCAGCTCCGTGGATGGTGGTCGGCACCGCCGAGTCCGCCGCGGGCGCCAGGAAGACGATGTCCGACATCAGACCGCCTCGCTCGGCGGGAGCAGGGTGGGTAGCCCGGTCGCGTCGATGACCTCCGCTTTGCCATCCAGCAGCAGCGACTTTACGAACTCGTAGTCCGCGGCATCAAAGTCCGTCTCGTGCTGCGGACCGTAGACGATGCCCTCCTGGCCAGGGCGCGGGTCGGCCGCGGCGGCCAGAAAACGGAGACGCGCCATCAGTCCTTGTCCTTGCTCTTTGAGGGCTTGGTACTGGTGGTGTCTTCGCGGCCGGTGCGCGCGTCGTAGACGCCTTGCTGCTTGGCCTGCTCCTGCTCAATAGCGACATCGGAGACCTTCCCGTCGGCGCGCCAGTCGCGGAAGACCTCGTCATCCACGTCCACCTCCACGCCAGCCGCGAAGACTTCACCGGTCTTGGGGTGGGTGACCGGCACCAGGGTGCGAACCTTGGGCATTACTTCTTCCCCTTTCCCTTAGCGGTCCTGGGCAGCTTGCTCTCATCGGTGCCCTTCAGCTTCCGCTGCGCTTCTTTGGGGTCGAAGCCGGGGACGTTGCCCCCAGCCGCAGCTCCAAAGAAGCGGGCCTGGGCCTGGCTGACAGGCTTCTTATAGGCACGTCCGCCAGGCATGGTCAGGCTCCAGGCTCGGGTGCCGGCTCAGGTTCTGGCTCTGGTTCAGGCGGAGTCGGCGGGACCGGAGGTTTGGGATCTTCTCGCATGGCTCAGCCCTCACCGCCGGTGGCGGCCTTCTGCTGGATAGCGAAGAACGGATAGCGCGACGCTTTGGTCGCCTGTTGGCGGTTGATGGGATTCGGAATCGCCCAGGCAAACCGCGCGGTCACGCGCAGCGCGACCATATCTTGCTGCATGAGGTTGTACTGAATGACGGGCGGCGAGCCATTGTCCGTGATGACGCCCGTGTCAAACATTTCCATGCTGATGTCGTCGCGGATGGCGAGCATGGACTGGTCCCACTCTCCGCCGATCATGCTGTAGCCGGTGGCGCCCGTGTTGAAGCTCGCCAGGCCAGCGTTGGAGAAGACGATGGGCTCGCCGAAGAGGCTGCCGGTGTTGATCGCGGCGTTCGGGGTGCTGTTGTCGCCGACGAAGAGCATGCCCTTGGTCGTGTCGCGCATGCCGCGGAGTTTGGCCTTAACCTGGCGGCGAGCCCAGAAGCCGGTCACGTCGTAGCCGTCCGCCTCCACCAGGCCCATGGCGGTGTTGACGTCGTCGACGAAGTCGACGGTGGAGGTGCCCGCGATGACCAGGTTGCCTGCGGAGTTGGCGCCGGAGACGATGCTGGGCGGGAAGGTCGACGGTGCGTTGGTGCCGAAGAAAATCGCGTCGTCCAGGGCGACGCCGAAGGCTTCGGTGATCTTCGGACGCGTCTGCGCCCAGAAGTCGTAATCCATGTCGTCCAGCAGGTTCTTGGCGATGGGGACGATCACGGCCATTTCTTCGGCGTTCAGGTAGACGTTGTCCCACTGGAGCGACGTCGTCTGCTTCATGCCGATATCGCGCGCGTCGAGGCTGGCGCCGGTGATCCAGTACGCCACTGGCAGCTGCGACATGACCGGGATGCGCTGCTGGGCGCGCTTCATGCGGACGTGCGGCATGAGCTGCAGCGCAGCACTCTTGACCTCGATGGACTGAACGATTTCCCGCTGGACTTCTTCAGGGATCAGCGGACCTGAGCCAGGCGTGGCACGAGAGGCGATGCTGTTGTAAGGCGTGAGAGTGGCCCTCTTATTGAACGGGGCTCACTCTCGCGATTCGCTCAGCGCCGAGTCAGCCCGCGGTGTTGTGTCGCGCTCCCCCGACGCCGTAGTAGTCGCGGAGGATGTCGGCGACCTTTTTGTCAGATGCGCTCGGCGCGCTGGCCGGCAGCAGGTCTGGATCGGCGAAGCCTTGACGTGACTCCGAAAGGACCTGCTTGCGGAACGCGGGATTGCGGCGGAGTTTCGCCTCAGCGTCGCGTTCAGCCTGGGCTTGTGCCTGCTTCTGGAGGCTCTTCAAAGCCTCTCGAACAATCAAGTTCCGTCCCTGCAAGCCGACTCCGGCGCCCTCGAGCTTCATAATCCGCTCGCGCTCGCTCATCGGCAGCATTTCCATGAGTGGGTCGATGGCGACCCGGTCGTGCTGCGTTCCGATATCCGCGAAGAATGACGCGAGGCCCTGCGTCTGCTGTTGCTGCTGCTCGGCTTCGCGCTCTCTCTGGGCGAATTGCCAGGGATCTTCATCCCGAAGCTTGCGGCGTTCAGCCGCCCTCGCCTCCTGGAGCCGCTTCGCTTCTCGGCGGTCGGTCTCAGCCTGGATTCGACGGTCTAACTCCTCCTGGGTCAGCGTGAGCTTGCTCGACGCTTGTCCGTCCGTCCCCAGTTCCCCGCCGTCATTCGGGGTCTCCGTGGTGCGTCGGTTGAGTAACCGATCCCACCAGTGTGGTGAAGACCCTTCCTTCGGCTCGTCGGAAACCGGTTCCGCCGCGACTGCATCGGGTGCGCTCTCGACACCCTGAGAAGGCGTGTTTGGTTGTTCGGGTTGCATGATAAGCGCTTAGCCTCCGAATTGGTACTGCATCCAGTCCCAGGGGGTTCCCGTGCCCGTCGTCGCGCCGACGATGGGCCCCGTCGCCGGCGTGCCTGCTCCGCCGCCGGGGTACATCTTCTGGTACGCAGGATTGATCATCCCGGGTGGGACTGCGGGCGGTATGGGGGCGACCGGCGGGAGCCCTTGCGCTGGCGCAGCGGCCGGGGCGGCGGGAACTGGCGGAGTCGGCATCCCGCTGGGCATGTACCGGGTGCGATTCAGCTGACCAGGCACGTCGATGGCCTGGAAATTGGGCGGCGGCGTGCCGGTGGCTGCCGCCGCGGTCGGCGAGATGTACTTGAGCGCGTCCATGACCGCGTCGTTGGCCGTCTTGGTCAGGTCCGGCGCCTGGTACGTCACCGCATTCGGGACCGCGCCCAGCCCTGCGAAGTCGCCTTTGGAGGCAGCGGCACTGGCAGCCTCGAAGCCCGGGCCCACCCGCCCGTTCTGCATGCCCGCGAAGGCGCTGATGGCCTGCGTACCAGCCCCCAGCGCGGTCTGGTAGGACGCGCGCTGCATCTCGGTCTGGTCCTTGGCCTGCTGGAATTGCGCGGCCTGCTGCGCGGCCTGGAGGCTCTGCTGCTGGGGCGCGACCTGGGCGTCGTACCAGGAGTTGTATTCCCTCAGCGCGTCGTCGGCGGTGTACTGCTTACCGGCGATGGTCTG